CATCGTGAATCACTACAAAAATTGTTACGCACCGTTATGCTCACCCTCGTAATACCATCACGGAATAACCTCAAGTACGTTAAGTCCGCTTATGAAAGCGTTCGTAAACAACTTGGGGATGAAGTTGAAGTAATCCTCATGGACGATGCCTCCACCGATGGGACTTGGGATTGGATGAAGCTTCAAGCCTCGGACAAGACAAAAATTTACCATAACGAAGGTCCAGAGCGGATTGGTCATACTGTCTTGTATGATATTGGGGCTGAGATGGCCACCAATGAAATTTTCGGCATTTTCCACGCCGATATGTTAGCCAGCCCAAATTACATCAAGAATGTTCTGAAACACTTGAAACCGGGAGTGATTGTATCGGGAACTAGAATTGAACCACCGCTCCATCCACCGGGACCAGAAAAATTCGTCCAAGATTTCGGAATTGAACCAGAAACCTTCCAGTGGCAGGAATTTCTGAATTTCGTCGCTTCACGGGAACAAATTGATGCCAACCAAACAACCAAGGGTGTCTTTGCTCCATGGATCATGTATAAAAAGGATTTCCAAAGCATCGGTGGACACGATAAAAGAGTGTTCGCCCCCATGGAACTTGAAGATTCCGATCTCTTCAATCGCTTTCTCATCCAAGGATTCAAGATGGTTCAATCCCGTGATGCCTTTGTGTATCACATGACATGCCGAGGAAGTCGATTTAAGGATGGGGTGAATATCGTCCAAGAAATTCAACTAGGAGGGGGACAAGTTTGGAAACGTCCTCAAGACTCCGAAGAATACACCAAACTTCGTCAAAACAAATTTCGGGAATGGTGGAGAAAGTGGCACATGGATGTTCTCCACGATGCCAACATGATGCCCATTGTAAACCCTCGTTATAATGTCGGATTCCTTGTCGATCCTTGCCCCGTTCCGTTACTACCTTTTATCGAACCATGGTGCGATACGATATATGTCAACCTTCCCCATAGTGTCATTGACAACTATGTGGCCGCACAGCAAGCCGAATCCAAATTCGACATGATGCCACGAGTCCGTCATAGCACCGAAGCCAAAGGCAATGATATCTTGGTTCAGTTCGACGGAACAAAATTCGGTCAGCCCCAAATGGAAATCATCAAACAACTCCCACTCATGATTCAAGATTCGGGGGAACAGAACAGTATCATGTCGTTTGACATTTTCACTATCGACATTCGACTAATCAACCCGATCCAAGATCGGCTGGTTCACGCAGATAACCCATGGTACGTCAATCAACTATATGGCAGTAATAAGAGTTAAACACCTTGATTTCGAGACGAAGTACCGAGTCCCCGAATGTGCTGATACCCTCAACACTCAGGAATGGGCCGCAGAAGACGCCAACCGAGTCAAAGACGCAGGATGGGAGAGTCGCTACGACTATGAAGCGAACTTGATCGTCAGTAGCATGGACAAGAAGATTCATTACAATGGAAACGTTCTTGAACTTGGTCCCGGTCCCGGCGTCCTCAGTGAAAAGATTCAAAACCTTCTTCACAGCGTTGATTACGTTGTTCAGTACGACCTTGTGGACAAACCATTCGCCAAAGAAGCGTTTGAGAAGGCCAAACGGTATGGACGCTTTTTCGTTAAGGATTTATCCTCGGGGTTTGATACCACAGGGCTGGCTCCAAGCTACCAATTAGTCATTGCCAATGATTTCCTTGAACATGTCTTCAATCCATCCATCATTGTTCAGGAAGTTCACAAACTTCTTCAACCCGAAGGAATCTTTTTCGTCAGTGTTCCCAACTGGCGTATGGGACATCAATTCACCTATCGAGGCTTGTTTGACTACGACAACTGGCTCTATTTCATGATGGTTCATGGGTTTGAGGCGGTTTCCGTCTCCCCATCACCCCTACAAACACCGGATTATCCAAAACTAAGTAGCGAAGAAGAAATGGATGAAGAGTTGCGAAGAAGTTGGAATTGGTATTTCGCTTTTACTCCAACGAAATGATATTTATGAGATATGATGGGTATCCTCTTAGCAAGTTCCGTTGTAGCGATGTTCCTGATTATTTGGTTTCGATCAGAAGCATATGTTGAATACTGTCGGCTATTCAAATTTAACTTCATCTCCCACTACAAAGATTACTATGCTAAAAAAGTCAATGATGTCTCTTTAACTTACCATGGATATCTTCATCAGTATCACGATTCTTTTTTAATGCGATTGATAACTTGTCCGATTTGTATGGCCGCTTGGCTGGCAATGGGCAACGCTGTAATGTTTGGGAGTTTAGCAATCATTCCCGTGACATTCGTCGGAGGACTTATTCTGTTTGGTGTTGTTCATAAACTTCTGGGTTAAATATGGACATACGAAACGTTACCGAATTCCGAAACTTCGTCAACATCAATGGTCTAAGAGGACTCCACGGAGATATCGATGCTGTACCCATTTGTGTCATGGATTACGAACGGGGGTGTAACTGTTGGAAAGACGGGGATAAACAGAAAATCTACAATAACTGCAAAGCTCTTTATGTCAAATCAATGGGGGTCGTGCTAGGTCAGTTCTCAGCCCATTTTTTAGCCAAGATTCCCGGTCACTCTCTAACCTTTTTCCAAGACGGAGTTGCTATCGGATCAATGCGTCGGTAAACCAAGAACAGGCGTTCAATGCCTTCCGGACTTCCCTTCGCAACTCGGCATCAGATACCGCTTCTTGTGGCCCCAAACCCTTTATAGGCCATTCTAGCTTGTAGTCTGCCATCTTCTTCACAATCGGGTCATTGATGCGTTCCTGCTCATTTGGAGCGTCATCATACTGTTTCCATTCCTTATACCCAGTCTCCAACCCAGTAAGCGAATCATGTTGCATTCCACTTAGAACCCTATACGACGCTACATGAACCAGATACCCTGCCCATGAATGTACCCATTCGCCCTCGTTTGGATACCGAACATCTGAAACAATGGCAATATCCACATCGTTCCCATCGGACTTGAGTTGATTATCCACCCCCCGAATCCAACGTTTTGGATCACGCTTGCGCCAAAAGGTCGTGCCATACCAAACGAGGAAATCTCGAATATCCTTCTTGAGTTCCGTGTCTTGCGTATAAACATCGACGCCACAGTTTTTCTGGAGAAAATCTTTCACTTCATCTTTGAGTGCCCCAGCGAAACTATATTGCTTAGCCTTGATTCCATTCTCCTTGAGAATGTCTAGCGCAATGGATGCAAATGTATCCTTGCCTGCCCGTGCGTAACCAACCACTCCAATAACTTTCATGCTTCCTTTTTATCAAATAGGTTTTCAACTTCTTTATCATTCAATCCCATGGCGCTACACAACTCTACTAATCGCTCTAGTCCCTCATCGGAGGCCACTAAAACATTGACATACTCATTGGCCTGACGTTTGGAGACACTATACGTCTTAGCGACTAAAGCCAGCAGATCTTGGTTATGTTTGATCACCTTGGTTTTAATCCAAGGCACCCATCGATAGGTGTTAGGGGTCAATGCAATCAGCAACGTGTAAAACTGTGCCGAGGGAATGATGTGAAAATATTTGTAGAGGAAAGCCATCTCACCAACAATTTCATCATCCATAGCCAAAGCCCGCAGGATCATAAAATGGTTGAATGACTTTCGATTCTCTTCGGAAAGCTTGTTGTAGTATTCGGGGTCTTTAACACCCCGAATGTGTTTAACATGATCAAACAGCGTCAGCTTGGTTACATTACTCTCGGTTCCTTTGGAGGCGGGAGATGGCTTTACCAGCTTCTTTGATCTTGGGCTCGATCCGACTGATTTCTTTGATTTCATGCTCTAATTTTGTAAACTTTTTCTCCACAATAACGAAATTTTCAATAACCACATGCTCACCCTCTTTGACCTTCTCCGCAAGCGACCCGTGCCTGAGTGATAAGGCTTCAACTCGCTTATGCAAGGCCCAAACGAGATATCCCTCCAGACCAAGCAAGAGAAAAACGAGGATGAAAAATAATACGGTCATGGAAAATCCGAAATATCTGGTTCTGGAGGTTCAGGTGTTTGTAATGGGGGAATGAAAGTTGGGCGATGTTTGAATTTATCATCTTCAAATTCTCGAACCTTATGACTTTTATTTCCACGCTTGTCCCATTTGGGACGGCGACCTTCGTTACGCTTAAATGTTTTGCCCATAGGTCAATTTCATTGTGAATATGTATAGCAGAAAATAAGCGAAACATCAACTTTTTTTACTCTATTTATACACATGCTGGTAAAACGAGTTCTCAACCCTGCCAAGAAAAACCACGTCATCGGAGATACCTTCCATTTGGTATTCCTTGGCACGGACGCCGTTCTGTACGATAAACTCTGGGATGAAGCGATCATCTATGGAAACAAGTCACTGGTTCGAATCGCCATTACTGATCCAAAGAAACTCACATCACTTTTAGATTCTAACGTGAAGGAAATCACGGTATACGTCTATAAGATTCAGGACACCGGAGAGTTAAAGAAACACGGCGACCCCATCAAAGGATTGCCCGCCACACTAACTATTCCAAACTACTAACATCGTAGTATGTGGGCATCGTAACGACATAGTGAGTCTCTTTCGTATAACCCTCCATGTCATATTCCATTTCAACTTCTTCGATATCCAACCCAATAAAAATGATTCTTTTTTCTTCTTTAGACCATATACCATAGATGGTGAGAGTTACCGTATTTGAAAACTTTCGTTTTTCCATCTATGGTATACAGTAAAAGAGTGGTTACGCCGTGACTGGTTGTCGAGAAACAAATGAAGTCACCAAAGGTACCGCCAACAACTTTTGAAGTCGATTTTGATCCACCAAAGTAATACTTCGACTTCTCGCCAAATCCAATGTTGTTTGTGAAACGGGTGTAAAAGCGAAAACCTTTTGAGGTCTTCCTTGCCCGCCTGTTAAGGCACCAATTTCAGCGATATTTCCAGCTTCAATTTGCTTTTGCGTTCGAACACGCAGGGTTATTTGTTTTGCATCACGTTGAAGAGTGAATACGTCTTCGAGAGTGAAGTAAGGTGTGGTTGGCCACTTCACCACGAGGTTTGTTTTGTTTTTTCGTTCTGTTTTTTTACTCATAAACCGATAACTACATTTGAGGTTATACTAAGGAGAGAATCACATTTCTGCGATTGTCAAACATACCATAACAGGTCTAGTATAAAATGTCAAGACCTTTTTCATTGTCCTTTTAGAAAAAGTTCGTTGATCGTTTTCGCCAGTTCTACTACACTGTCACTTTTTATAAAACGTGCATCTCTCCCATACATGACTTGGAAGTTTTTCTTGGTGTCATGTCCTTCACCCAAGAACGAAGTTCCTTGTCCTTCTTGCACGTAATAACTAAGAATATGTATTCCCTGCCTGCGAATTTTGTTCACTTGATTTCGAGTATGTTCAACCCCGTTTCCATCCCCATAACTGAACGTATGTCCCGTAATTGGAGACTTCATTTGGAAGAATGGCTCGCCGTCCGAAATGTTGAGGAAATACCGTTCTTCTTCATCCGGAACTGCATCAGTAAACAAATTCATAATCGCACTAAACGCCAATCCCTCGGGAGTACAACCACACGGACGAAGGAAGCGAAACAAGTTCTTTATTTTGGAGAACTTGTCTTTTTTTGAGTCGTATGCTTGAACGATATAGGGCATCTCAACCCCGCTGGCGGTTTTAGTGGCACGAAAGGAAATCGTAACGTGAATGTTATCCACCATTGACGTTGCCTTACAAATCGCAACACACATGGTCAGCGTATCATGCCACTTCTTTCCCGTCATCGACGTGCTAGCATCTACGGTGATATGAAGACTTCCTTTGGTGTACTTGAGAATTTTGACCTTCTCGAAAATATCCTCCGCATCAAATCCTGCGGAATGGAGCAAACGACGATTCAGTTTTCCCTTCCGTTTCCGGATTTCACGGTTCTGGTTTATTTCACGGCGAACGATCAACCGTCGCCCCAACTTCGTTCCTAGTTGAATGCCTTTTTTCACTGCCTCGGCAGTCGTGGCATCTGGTTGAATATCTCCATCCATGTCTTTCCAAAAGTTTGCCATCGGAAAAACCCCTTGCCCTGCGACGATCAAATCCATCGTAAGGTTCTTGACCACGATGCATCCTACCCGCATGGCCGCTTCATTACCTTGCATGGCAACCGGGACATAAACTAAAACAATCCCATGTTTCTCGATCAAATCGAGCATGTTTTTCTGATTGACGTTCAGTTCCTTCTTTTCCGAGTTTCCATGGACATATTGAACTTGAGTCTCAACCGTCTGCTTGATTTCTTTGGCCATTTCCTTGGTAGCCGATTTACTAACTTGGGAAGCCATGGACTTGTTCTCATCATCCTGCGGAGGACGATTGTTCATGGCATTCGCAACATCTTGAACCGTCCGATCTGCGTCAGATTTTTTGTTGGGATCGTCAGATTTGGTGGGCTCGCCCTTATCCGAAGTATCACCCTTTCCCGGTGACGGTTTATCGCTTTTGAAGAAGTCATCCACCTTCATTCTGGATTTTTGCCCGCCAGCACTACCACCACTGGTCTTACCTTGTGGATTGAAAGTGTCATGATAATGCTGGAGGTTATCCAAAACTATCTGCATTACCTTGTAGGCAAGTTTAATTCGATCCTTAGTGGACTCCAATCGGGAAATATTGGAAATATTGATTTCTTTCGCTATGGCTTCCAATCCCGGCAGCGATTGTAAATCCGTAAGAGGATTGCAAAAGTTGATGATACGAAACTCGTAAGAGGAAAGACTTGGGTAGCGATAATCGGTTCCGAGTAGAATATCATCAATGGTTGGAGTGTTAAAGCAAACGTTGTAGGACGCTTCGTAGTATCCAACGTATCCCGGTACCCTTGACACCACCCAATCGTCGATGTACCAGTCTTCCACGATGTTGAACATCGTCTTTAAGAACCGTTCCAAAGAAAGCTTGAGGATTTTGTTTTTACGACCAAACTCCCATATGGATTTAGGAGCGTTGAATGGAACGGTTTTGGCCAAATCAAAATCAGTCAAAAGAGTATGGGCGGCTTCATGAAGCGCCAAACCCACTGCCTGATCAAAATCCTTCTTACGACGAATTGCCGTGGTGATGTAGATTTCTTTTCCGCCGATGTTGTAGCTATCGCCAATGGCCTTGAAGTAGACAGGAACACTCGTTCCCGTTAGAATATCGACGTAGTTTGAAATGATTCGACGCACAGACGCCAACTGAATCAGGTCAATCGAAAACGCCTCATCGGTGTTGTCGGAACTCGGATTAAGGTAATCCGAATACTTTTCCTGATCTAGCCAGAAATCCGAGTAAATCGGATTATCACTCATTGAGGATGACCATGATTAGCGGGATCGTGCATCGGATTCTTAGCACCTTTTTTTGGAATATAGCCTTCAACGATTTGTTTAATGAACGTTCGTTCACTATCCGCCCCGCCCTCGTCGGGGTAGTCCGGATAAATGGTCATTTCAGCTATTTCCTCAAGGAGGAAACCATCCTCAACCAATTGGGCTATTTCAACCACTGCTCCCGTAGGAATAAGCGAGGTTAAACGAGATTCGTCTTTCCTCAACTCTTTAACGGTCTTTTCCGCAATGTCGGCAACATTCCAAATAGTTGATCCCTTGACTATATCGATATTCGGGTGAATGATCTGCACTAAACGCAAAAGTTCATCCCGTTCTAACGGCAACATTTCGACCTTCACGGGAAATCGTGCGGCCATGGCCTTGTCCAATACTTTTGTAGCGGTGTACTCGCTTCCAATGTTTGCTGTCGCTATGAAACACACACTCTTATCAACTTTAACCACAGGAGAATATTCATTTTCATCCAACCTTAAATATCGTTGAGTCGGATCAATAACGGACATTAAAATGTTCCAAAAATCATGGCCTCCTCGGGTCAATTCGTCCAATAGAATGATGGCATTTTTTGTTTGAATTGCTTCTACAAACTGCGATTCGCAAAACAATGTTCCGGTCTCTTTCTTAAAAACCGTATTCCCAATTAAAGTCGCTCTGGCATCTTGTCCACTACCACAATTGAACGCATAGAACGGATGAGTATATTTTCTATATTTTACCTTGTAATTCATATCATCTATTTTTATATTTGGATTGGTTTGAAGTTCTTTCAATCGTCCTTCGTTGACATTTTCTTCAACCTCGTCATAAAAAACCTCCGACGCTGCCCGAGCCGTTTTTGTTTTCCCACAGCGGGTATGGCCAACAAACAAAATATTCTTTCGCCTGTACACCGCCCAAAGGAGATACTTCCACTTTAAATCACTGATGATGAGGTCTTTGGGTTTCAGAGAACTTGCTTGAGATAGAAGTTCTGAGAGAGCGGTCTTAATCATTGTCGCCTACCGTAGCAAAAAATCGTTCACTTGTCAATAAAAAAGAGCACCGTTTTGCGGTGCTCTGATTTGGGAGATTGATGGTTATTTCTGTTTCACGATAAGTTTTTTATCGGGGACTCTCTTACGAAGTTTTACTGGATCTTTAACTTTGTGATCGAGGGTTTTCTTGAATTCACCAACAGGTCGCATTGGCTTGTTCGGCAAATCGTCATCATTTTTACTGAACTTTTCGTTGTAACGTTTGTCTTTGTTTTTGGTATCTCCAACCTTCATGATATTCGGTTTATCTTTTTGTGGGAGGCCCTTAGCGGCTGATGGGGTTTGATCTTCGGCGTTGCGCCACGACTTATCTCGGGCTTTTTCTACGCCAGTGTGATGGTTCTTTTTGTCGAGGTTACCCTTAACGAATTCGATAACCTGTTTCCACGTTAAACCCGTGAAAAAATAACGGTCTTCATTGCGTGGGTAGAAAGTGATTTTGAAATTATCTTCCCAGAGGGGAGTGATTCGAACGGCCAAGATATCTCGTCCGTTGATGGTCAAATCATCATGGTCATCCCAGACCACCGTAGCCGAGGCATCAATGGGCTTGATGGCTTTAGAAAGTTCATCCAACATGTCCTCTTTACTTTTCGTGTCCCGTGGATTAGCATCGGAATCAAAGGTTCGGTTCTTCTTATCCGAATCGCCCCCATTGCTGTTCATTTCTGGAACTCGCTTGGTGATTTCCTCATTGAGGATTCGACGGACCATTGCTTGAAATTTCTCTTTGTTCATAGTATGGCTATAAATATCATTGTCTCCCCATAAAAACGCAATTATCTCAAGACCGGTAGATGGGTCGCAAGTTCTTTGGTATTGGAATAGGTGTAGGTTTGGATGGTGGGATCGGCTCTTTTGAGAATCAATGCCCCAGCCGCATCACTCTTTTTCAAAAAAGCAACAGTAATTGGACAATGATTGAGTCTGGCCAAATGAACCGCTAAGAAAAACTCTTTATAGTCGGCAAATCCACGAACTTTAAACCATGAACCATACTTTTTCTGAAGCAACTGCACTTCTTTTTGCAGGGCTTGTTCATCTTCGTTAACCACTGCGGCTTGGTCATAAAATAGATTGATGAATTTGTCGAGTAAAACCATATTCCATTAACTTGGTTGATCGCCTGCTGGTTCTCCTGTTTCGCTTTCTCTCAATCGGCGCTCATACCATTGGATAGTGTTTTTGAGAGAAGCAATCTCGATCTTCATTGCATCTTGAAGCTCGGAACTTTCGCGTAATCGGCGCTGCAACGCCTCAATTTCATCCCTATTATGATTAGCCGTTTGCCGAAGAATTTTATTCTCCTCCCTAAGAACCGAAATTTCAGCTTTCAATTCCACTTTCATCTCTTCCATGACGGATCTTACCATTTCCATGGCCCGATTGTCAACCTCAGCCTCAATTCGGGCGGTTTGAATGCGCTCGTTGGCGTTGCTTTTAATACGTGCTATCGCATATGCTATTACAGCAGCAAAGATGGGCGGTATGATGGTGATGAGTATGTTGCCGTCAATCATATGTGAAAGCTAAAATGTGTTACTTCCTATGATTATAAATATGTTGCAATATCTATAAACACACAATTAACTACATTTTGAGTATCCACATCCGGAACAACTCACACATCCGTCAATATAAACCAAGGCGCTTCCACAAGAAGGACATTTTGCACCAGTCACCGCATGGCCATCTTTGATATATTTTTTGAGAACCCGTGCTGCCGCAGCCGCCATTGAGGTAATTTCACTGCTGGCCTTTTGCAACTGTTCTACTACAAACGGGATCGGTACCCCATGACGCATTGACATTGAAGCCATACGGAATAAGATTTGTTCCGTTGGAGTGAACTGTTTGGAGAAATCTTCAATTACCAAATCGTCAATTTCCAGAGCATATTGACCCTGTTTGATTTTGATGATTTTTCCCTTTTTCTGTTGAAACTTAAACCCAAATCCGTTGACATGACCACCGAAAATTTCATAGGGTTGACCATTTTGGAGACCAACCACCATTACGAATTTTTCACCCTTCACGGATACCACATAGATATCGGCATCCAAAGAATCCAAACGTTTTGGAGCATGGTTACTGACTTTAATGCTCTCAGGAGAAATATTCAACTCGGACAGTTCTTCCTCAGTAAAGTTGGAAGGATGTATTCCTAATCCTTCTTCCTTGAGTTTGAACGCCAGATCTTTGAAAGGAGTCTCAGAAACAATCCCGTACATTTTCTGGTTGGGGAAGGCCGCAATTGACTTCACTTCTTTCTCATGAGACGCCAAAATGAACTTGTAGGTTTCTTTCCAATCCGAACCCTCTGGGAGCATGTAGGTGGTGGAAATGGAACTATCCACCCATTTCATTACCTTCGACATCATTTCCAGTTTGTCCATTGGCTTCACATCCACTGATTGGAGGAACTTGAATTCATCTCGGTGTTGATCAATAAACTCCGCAATGGGTTTACCTTTAGCTCCATCCCATGTATCTTGAATACAATCAGAATCCATTGGTATCTTGTAGCCCTTGGCTTCAAACATTTCTCGAACGACCCGAGGAACGTTGAAGTAGTATTCATATTTGCCGCCCATGCGAGTGCGTTTCCAGAAATACATAAAGAATGGCGGCTCAATACCATAAGACAACACCAACCCACGGAACATCAGGGACAAGGTTCCCGTAGGAGCAATCGAACTCACCGTGACATTTCGAGCATGATTCCCCTTCAAAACAGGTACACCATGTTCCTTATTCAATTCCTTGGATAAGTCAATCATCTTGGAAACGAATGGGGCGTTTTGCCATTTCTCCGCATTGAACGCTCCAAAGTCGCCTTTTTCCTTGCCCAGTTCCTCGGTACTGACATACATCCAATAATTGAACCACTTCATGTATTCTTCAAATGCCGTGTTACACTGAGTCGAGGCATATGTGAGATTCTGTTTGAAGAGCCAACCGGAGATATCGGTAACCCCTGCTCCGGTTCGACGGAGTTTTTGAATAGCGAGTTTTTGATGAGGAGTTGCAAAGGTCTGATACCGCAATTCACATTCATTGACATTATCCAAGAATCGATTGACGGATCTTCCGATTTTCTCTAATTGTCCAATGTAAATTTCTCGCTTAGTGGAAAAGCGGGCAACATTGACCGAAGCGAGGACACAAAGCGATTCCCGAGAAAGATATTGTTCGGAACAAGCATTCGTCGAAAGAATACGGGTGTCATATTCATCCGTTGGATTATACATGGCATCGGAGTTGGAATATTTGCGAGCCAAATCGATGTTCTGAATTCCCGGTTCGGCGTTCTCATGCATTTGTTTTGCAATAAGTTCCATCAACTCACGGGCTTTCACCATCTTCGAGAACACTTCACGCTTACGATCATGAGTCGCCAGCCGATAATATCGACCTGTCTCTTTCTCACGCACCGTGTTCATATCGATGCTATGAACATCCAAATAAATTCTGTCGCCCTTCTTCACCGAAGGAATTTCAAACTTCAATTCCCATTCATCGTTATTGGCAACCGCCTTATAAAACTTCTCAGTGCATTGCACCGAAATATTGGCGTTCTGAATCTGGTCACGCTTTGCCTTTGCTTGGATAAACTGCTCAACATCAGGGTGATCACAAGAAATGGAAAACAACATGGCCGGAATGCGACCTTTTTGACCCACATACTTACCAAGGCCGTCCATAAATCCCATCCAATGGACGGCACCTGTAGATTCATTGGCGCTATTGAGAACCTTTGTCCCACGAGGACGAAGACTCGAAAAGTCCACACCGAGTCCTTGACGGAAAGCCGCACACTTGGCCACTGTATAGCCCGTGTTGCGAATAATGGCTTCTAAGCTATCCCATTCCTCTTCCTTGCCCCGAAGCTTCCCTAAAGAGATCGTAGTGCAATTGGCAAGACTGATTTTACGGTTGCTTCCCGCACCCTGCATAATACTTCCAGCAGGATGCCACCAATCATTGAAAATTTCGTCAAACCAACGAGCACTCCAGTATTCTCTCAATTCCTGAGTGCTTTCAACCGAGGCGATATAATCACATACACGTTTAAGTGCTTGTACATATGTCTCGCCTTCTTCTACTGTGTATTTTTTTGTGAAAGCATGAATACTGAATTGGTTTCCTTCAAAGTATTCTTCGGTGGTGAGTTTCTTAACATCTTCAAATTTCGTTGTAATAACGTCCGACGCAGCAGCAGTAATATTGTTTTCCATATAAATTTTTTTCAAATTGAGTGGCAAGGGATAACTATTTCTCGAAAATCCCGAACGAGCAATTTCGATTTCTTTTAATCTTTTTTATTGTCCTTCATCAAAAGATTCCACTGGGCCATCCCAACTTTATCCTTCTTGTCGCCCGCATCTTTTTTCGCTTTGTCCATCTTCGCCAGAAGTTCCTGACCCTCACTAGACCCCTGATCATACAAATGAACATGGCCGCATGAAGCACTGAATTTACAAGGATATACAAACCCATCGGGACCAAACCGATTTTTAACAATATGGATACGGCCAGTGTCTTCTCCTTTATCTTCCATCTTTCGAGAGAGGGACATAATGAAGTCTCCGGTCATGATTTTCCGATACGAATCCGCAACGTTGTCAGCGCCAACTACATCTTGCTCATGAGCACTCCGATTAGATTGCGAAGCTGACCAAACCGGAATCTGGAGTTCGCCTGCAATAGATCGCAATTCCTCATAAACCGAACCCGCCTCATTATACATACTGGCATTCTTGTCAACAACCGAAGGTCGAAGAATATCGGCATAATCCACCACCAACATATCAACCTTAACTTTATGAAGCAATTGAATTCTTTCGACGAAGAGCTTGATCGACATGGCACTAATGGTCTTAAGTGGAAAGTATTTAATGTAAAGGTTGCCGGGAATACCTGCAATGGTTTTGCGGACAAGATCCTCGTTCTTTCGAATCTCTTGAAAGCCTTTACCTGTAAAGTAGGCATCATAGCGAAGGCCCACATAATTTTCATTTAATTCCAGCGTGACATGAAGAACATTCTTCCCCTGCTTCATTGCTTCGGCACCAAGCCGACTGAGAATCCATGTTTTTCCTGCTCCGGAGGGTGCTACCACAAACCCGAGTTCTCCTTTTCCCAATCCGCCATCCATTAACTGATCGATAATAGGCCAACCCGTCTTGACGCAATCCCGAGCCATTTCAGACATGCGTTTTGAGATATCCACAAGGTATTCATGACCCAAATTTCTTTCCATACCCGCTCGAAGAGCCGCATCAACCGTTTGCTTAATAGCATCATAATCCCCACGGTTCAAATGATCAACGGAATCGAGAATTGCCTTCGCCAAGGCTTGCGACTTGCAAAACTCAAGAAACTGTTCTTTGACGAACGGAAGATCGGAATCCGCCTGACGATCTAACAATACCCCCATCAAATCCGCAATAGATTGCTTATGCAACTTCATTTGAGAATCAACCTCTTGAAGTTTGATCGATAACACGGAGAACGTTGGCGTATCTCGGTATTTATGATAATAATCTATGATCTGCCCAATAGTCCATTTTTGAGCCTCAGTTTCAAAATGATTCGGAGAAAGAATGTCGAGAATCCGCTCCAAGAAAAGTCGATCACTCAAGAGGGCTGCTAGACATTTATTCTGAAACTCACCGCCAAATTTTTTCAATGTTTCCAATTCTTTATTTTCCATACGCTTTTATTTTAATGTGATTACACTATCAGGTTTGGGGGCCGAAGTAAACTTATAATAAGTAGACATTTTTGTTTGAAGTTTTTCGATGTTGTCGCTATGTATTCTTGGAATCTCCAGTATGAGGAGCTTCTTTTAACAATTAAAAGAAAGGTAAACAGATGAGCTACGATATTAACGTGCTTGTTAACGGTAACCGTTGCAAGCAGTATCTTCACAATGGACGAACATTCATCGAGGCCAAAGAAGGCTCCGAGTATGTTGTCGAAATCAAAAACAACTCTTGGGAAAAAATCCTTGCAGTCGTGTCGGTTGACGGCTTGAATGTCGTCGATGGCGAGCCCGCAGATGATAATGGAACAGGATACATTCTGGACAAATATAGCGCCCAGAAATTGTATGGATTCCAGTATTCCAAAGAGAAAGTTGCAGCATTCAAGTTCGGTGCTTTTGGAGCGGTTAAGATAGACCCCGCCACAGGAAAACCCGAAATTGATCCTTCCACTGGAAAGGAAATTCCACTTGGCTACGCCGCCTCGAAAGGCGAT